CTAAATGACCCTTCATTTGGTACTGACAAGATCGTTGACGTTCTGAAGATCCACCGTTTGAACATGATGGGCTTGGTGAACTTTGCGCCTGACAACATTTATGCTCAGCAATTCTTAAATCACTTCTATGCTCCAGGTGTTTCTTACGACTTGGTTTCGATTCACCTGATCGCTCAGATGTCTGAAATCTATTCGCTGCTGTTTGCTGGTGAAGTCGCATTTAACTGGAGAGAATCTACCAGAGAAATGAAGATCTACAAGAAGTTCGGAGCTCCTGAAAAGGTCCTGATCGAAACCTCTTGTGAAAAGACTGAACAAGAACTGCTCGTCGATCGTTGGACTCAACAATGGGTTCAACAGTGGGCAGAAGCTGAAGCGATGATGATGCTTGCACACATTCGTGGTAAGTTTGCATCGTTACCTGGACCTGGTGGTGGTCTGCAATTGAATGCAGATGCTCTACGTGCTGAAGGGCAACGTTTACAAGAAGATTGCCTGCGTCAGGTTATGGATTTTGAAGTTGGTCAGAATGGTCCTGACAACTTCTTTCTTCCTTTTGTTGTTGGATAAAACTGGAGATATACATGTTTGAATTTAAGAAAATGCTTGAATCGGAAGCTAATATAGATACCGATATGCGAAATAAGTTATTTGGCGCATCAAAAGAACGTCGATTAGACCTTATCTATGAATGGACTAAGACAGGTAAATTCAATAAGAAGCAATTTGTTGCGGCGGTAAATACTTATCTGCTTTCTGAAGATGATGCAAATGGTGCAATTCTTCCGATGCAGCGGAGGGCAATGTGAAATTGAATGAGATTCTTACAAAGTACGCAGGTGAAGTGATTCAACGCCCTGCTTTAGACAATGATGTGACGTTTGAATACAAAGGCTACAAAGTTCGATTTGATCTCAATGACGACGATGTGTATGAAATCACGTACAACCCACCGCTGATTCGAAAGATTGCACGCATGTACAGTAGATGTAAGCGTAAAGGCCAATGTAAAGAATATGCAATCAAAGCTATCGATTTAGCTCATGAAGCTGAAACACAAGCCTCTGGACAAGCAGCACAGTCTGGAGAAACCGCTACCTCTGTAAATGGTGGCCCACTGGAACGAGATAATGGCTGATCAACCTGTCAATACGACGTCTATTCCGGACAACTGCGCCGAGGTAGCCTCGGATTGTGCAGCTAAGCCCGCTTTATCGTTTGCATATTCTAGCCCTACTGCTCCTTATGTACCGCCTGAGCAGTGTGTTGGAACCTTGGACTACTCTACCAGTGAATGTGCTGATAGTGAAGCTGCATATATTGCAAATCTGATGGCAGAAGCTCTTAACATTGCAGCTGGTCCAGTCAACATTTTTCCAATGCTTGGTGTTCACAATCAAGGTTCGACGATTGATCAGACTGGTGAAGGGTTTCCTCTATCATCTGGAACCCCTAGCGGATACAACGCGTTGGACGCATTCAATGTCAATGAAGCTTCTTGGAGATCAATCCAATCTGGTGCAGCAGTTCTTACTGCTTACATCGGCTACGATTTTGGTACAAAGAAAGCTTGGCAGAAAATCGGACCAGCTCAAGAACGTTACATGCCTGGAGCTCCGGTTCGTAAGCGTGTAGCAACAATCAAGATTCGCCAAGGTCTAGATTCTCGAAACAGAGCTACCCAAGTTCGGATTGAAGCTTCAGATGATGGTCTTAACTGGAAGCGTATTGATGCAGCTATTCTACCAGACACTGATGCTTTAGTCATTATCAATGTCAGATCTAACGCTGAGTATGGCAAGTGGAGAGTAGTTCCAACTTACTTCAATGGTATTGCTGCAAACTTCCAATGGGAAGTAGTAGAAATGCACTTCAATGAAGCTACTCAACTGTCTCTTGACAATATCGAGGACTATGTTCTGCTTGAAAACAGAGATAGGGCTTATTGCCGTACATCTGTTATGTTAAAATGCACATATGATCTACTCGATGTTCAAACAGAGTTGGCAAAGTTTGGTATCAACTTGCCGCAAACTTATATCTTTACTTGCTCATTCGCCACGATGGTTCGCATTCTGGGCCGCCCAGTTGTGGTTGGTGATATTGTTGAGTTACCTGGCGAAGTACAGTACGACGCTTCATTACGTCCAGTAAGAAAATGGCTTGAAGTTACAGATTGTAGCTGGAGTACAGAAGGCTACACTCTGAACTGGAAGCCAAACCTCTACCGTTTCTATGCTCAGCCAATTCTGCCTTCTGTCGAACACAAAGACATTCTCGGTCTGCCAGGTGTAGTAAACTCTAAGCAAACTGATGATGACTTCTTGCTTCAAGGTCTGCTGATGAATCAGCAAGCTCAAGAATCTACTGAAGCTATCAAGCAATATTCTGAAGACGCTGTTCCACAAGATGGAAGCGATCCACAAGACATTCAGTCTGGCATGTCTCTGAAGCAGCTTCCTGGCTCGTATGATGGTCGGGATATCTACTCTGAGGATGCAATTCCACCAGATGGCGCTCCATACACTGTCGGTGATGCTTTACCAGCTTTCTCTGGTATCACCAATGGACACTATCACCGTCAGACTTACTCAGCAGTTCCACTGGTGATTAGACCAGCTGAACGTCTGCTTCGGTATGATGGAACGATTGGACGCTGGAAAGTAGTTGAAATCAACAAACGTAGTACACCAGAGTCTCACAAGAAAACCATGGCTAGCATGATAGCCAATGGTATGTCTCAACCGCCTGACCGGAAGCTATAATGGGTTCATCATTCAATCTCTACCTCAACGAAGGTTTGATCAAACTGCCACCAAAGCTCACTGATTCGATTCTTGAGTACTTTGTCTATTGGTATCTTGCTTTTCTAGAAGGGTCAGCAGAAGCTGATTCTTCTTTAGAAGAAGATGATATTGACATGATCAGAATGGCTTTAGAACGTCTTGCTAAAAAGCATGGATCTAAAGCTCCAACTCCTGGTGACATTAAAAAGGCGATGACAAACAGAGCAATTTTCAAGAACTTTCCAGTAGAAGATCTACCTCAGCAGTATCTTGAACGTGTTGCTAAAGTTCGTGGTCCTGAAGCAATGAAGAAACTGAAAGATGCGCATGTCAAGTTTGTAGTGTCTTTTAGAAAGCATCCAAAAGTCGACATGGACAATGACTTTCCACAAGGTATTTTCTATGCAGAACCTGCTGAAATCATTGTGTCAATTCCAAACATGCCTGTTAAGATTCCAGATGTCATTCATCTGCTTTCTACATTCAATCATGCTGAAATCTCTCGGTCTATCAACAACACGATGGGTATTGTTGAACATGAACTTACGCATGCAGTCCAATCGATGGTTCTTTGGTTGCTTCATGAAAAGCAGTATGATCCAAATGCAAGTGGAAAATCTGCTGCTACTCTTCCAAAGAAGGAAGCCAAGAAAGACCAGTACTTTACATCTGACTTAGAATTTGCACCGTTTGTTAAGTCTTCAATCAGAGAGCTGAAAAGCATCTTTGAAAAGAACAAAGCTACTACAGAAGCTGCTAAGAAGGAGCTGTTCATCAAGTACACGTACAGCGATGTAGCAGAAAAAGCAGTCAATAAAGCAAATGACAAGAAATTTGCACGGTCTTCGTTCTTTAAATCTTTGAAGCGTTCTGACCCTGACAAATGGAAAAAAGCAGTTAAACTACTTTCACAAGAGACTCTCTAAAATGATAAGAAATTATTACTACAATCAACAACTCAAGAAGTTTATCGTTGGTTTTGCAAATGTTTTCACCGGTCTGAAAGTCAGAACTGGCATGGATGGCTGTGGAGAAATCTCCGAGCTAGAAGTTCCAATCATCTACGGTTCTAGAGATCGTGTTGTTTCGGCAATCGGATCTTCGAACACTCAGAACAAGCAGTACAGTTTGCCGATGATGGCTTGCTACCAAACTGGTCTTGAAATGGACCCTGCTAGAATGAAAGGTGTCAATCAGACCGATCGTCGTACATTCTTGGAGCAAGGCGGTGTGTTTCCTGATGATATCAAAGCTGTGAAGCGAGTAATGCCAGTTCCGTACAATATGGTAATGGAGCTTGCAATTCATGCTTCAAATACTGACCAGCTTTATCAGATCCTTGAGCAAGTGCTGATCTTGTTTGATTATGACTTGCAGCTTCAGTTCAATGATGCTCCATTTGACTGGTCTAGAATCACATCGTTGTTTTTGACTGGCATCAACAATGAAGAAAACTATCCAACTGGTATTGATCGTCGGATGATTATCTGGACACTGACATTTACTTTACCAATCTGGTTGTCTCCTCCTGTTGAAATTCGGAATGAAATTATTCAAGGCATTACACTTCGTATCGGCGATATGTCTGACTTTGTGTTAGATGAAATCGGCGAAAACGGTGAGCTTGCTCCATTCACTAATCCGTGGTCTGTTGTTCCAGTTACTGGAGTTGGATCTGCTGGTGGTGGTGGTACAGGCGGTGGAACTGCTGGTATTGTACCAGGAACTGTAGGGACGATTGGAGGTATTGATTATGCAATCGCAGATTCTAATGCGGTGCTTCCTCCAACTCACTTTGATGCTGCGGCACAACCGTGTGATATCAACCCTCTAGCAAAACCATAGATTTTGATCACTAAGAGATAAATACTCAAGTTAAAACGGACCTCGGTCCAACAAGACCAGGAGAACAGATAAAATGGCAACTTTGTCACAAGTAGGTATTGCAGGAGTAGGTAACGGTGTTCTTCATCCGAAGCACAAAAACCGTTGGCGCGCTCTTTTTATCGGTCTTGGAGGCACAACCGGAGCAACCGGTGGTGTTTCGACCGATCTATCGCTTCAAGTAATC